GATGCTCGTCGCTTGAACTTACGCTCCCACGAGATGATCACGAAAAGGTTTGTGATGACTTGGTAGGTCTCGCCGTCGGCGAGCTTGACACTGAGTGTGAGTTTCATGGGTTCTCCTAGTCGGGGTTCGGATTAGTTACTTGATCAGGTGACATCGCGGACGAAGGAGCCTCCTTGAAACACTGCCTCAACAACACTGAGCTCTCCAACAGATGCCAATATCGGCGTTACGGTGGATAAGAAGCACCCTGTCAAAGTATATTCCGGATTACTCGCAGACTCTGTTGCGCCGGAAGGGCTGATGACGATCGTGGACTCGACACCGAACAAAGTGTTCAGCATTGTTTCAACTTCGGTCGCGCCGTAGCTCTGGAACAGTGTGAGCGTGAGCTCATTGCTGTAAAGCCCAGCGGTGAAGGTGCGTGAGGTTTGACCGAAGGCCGTGTTCTCAAGTGCTTCAGCGGTGAGTGTCAAGGTCGCTGCCGAGCAGTGATCGGTGAGTGTCATCGCCGATGGGCTTGTGACGGTGACGGTGGGGTTGGATAGGTAGGTGACTGTTGCTGGCATTGTTTTGTCCTTTATACGCGGCTAGTGCCGATTCTTATTGTGAGGTCATATGCAGGTAACTCGGCAGATCCGATCGAGGCGATCGTAGGTCTGCCAGAGATAACTGCGAGGGAGGAGTTCATGAGCGTGTCAACGACTCCGAGTATGTAGTCCGTAGTGTCTTGGTTGCCGGGTGGCGCGCCCAACACTCGGAGATCGATCGTGATGTCCGCTGTTTGGTTATTGAACGCACTGAAAGTAGGAAGCTCAATAAATACAGTAAGAGGTCGAGCGTTCCGAGGGTCAGTGACCGGCACAAGGCCGAGAGATGTGATCGTCGCTGAGACAGCGCTGATCGTGTCTGTGAAGATGCCTGCCATCTCATGCCACTTGCGATCTCTTGATGCCGAGCAACTGGTTTATCCGACCCATTGAAGCTACAGGTGCGGAGATGTTCATGTCTTGGAAACTGTTGAAGGAGTCCAAACTTCCGCGCTCACGGTACAACGACGCCGCCATGAGCACGACTCCAGCTTTGACTGCAGCATCCGGGACGGTCGTGAGTGAGTCATGGTAGCCGGCCTGCACTCTGCGCTTGAACGACCATGCATTACTGGCATTAACTGATGAGGTCATGAAAGCTGTGTCGTTGGCGGTCGCTCCGCTAATGCCGAGAAACTCGGTGAGATCGCTGACTGTGATCCATGTGCAGGTTTGAGTCCAGACGAGCGATCCGACAGGATCTGCAGCTGATCGTGGAAGGTCGTCGCCGACATCGTTGAAGAGCAACTGGTTCGGAATGATGACATCCGAGTCGAAAAGGTAGTCGCCTTCTTCGTCAATGCCGATGAACAAATATGTCGGTACTGCATAGACAATGTGTGAGCCGTTGAGGCCATGTCCTAGACCTGAGAGCGTGATCGTTTGACCGATCGCGATGTCAGTGTTCTCAAGAGTCTGAACGACGGCAACATCTGACAGACGCTGGTGATGCGTGACTGTAAATGTTGCCATCGTTCGTTCCCTCTACTCGTCTAGTCGGTTCAGGCTCGCTTGACGAACTTCGTCGCGTCAATCATTACGGAGGAAAAGTACCCTCTGAACTTTATGACTCGACCGAGCGCACCGTCTGCAAGTTCAACACTGACGGCTCCGCGCTGCTGTTCCCAACACTCGAATCCAGTGCTGTCACCGACATACACTTGGTTTGAGATGTTGCGATCCACGACAAGGTTCAAGCCGAAAGCGTTGCCGTTGAAGTTGCTCGCTGCAGTTGTGCCGAATGCGTTCTGTGGCCCAATATTTGGGAACAACGGACGACCGGAGTCGTCGCTCAATGAGCCTAGACCTGCGTAATAGTTAGGTGACAAGACAAGCACATTCGGCAAGTTGCCATTCGAGTTTTCAAGGATGTCTTTCGCTGAGCCATAGATGAATGAGACCCAGTCTGCTGGCGAGGTGTCGTCTGTCAGCGTTTCGGTTTGCGAAACTCCGGCTTGGAAAGTCGTGCAAGCTGCGATGTCGGTGGCGTTCGCGTAGATGCGAGCCATGTCGTCAATCAATGCACCGAGAACTTCGGGCGAGGTGAAGTCCATTGACTCTTCGGACAAATTGACATAACCACCGTAGAGGGCCTTGGTGATCTGAATGTCGTCCACGACAAAAGTGCCTTGATCGAGTGCGACGAGTTCGCCGTTGGATGCGCCGATGGTCGTGTGTGTGGTGACCTTCGGACGGATGAAGACCTTGCCGGATGCTGGCATCTGGCGGACTCCCATTGCGGTGATCAACGGACGGTAGTTCGCGACAAAGTTGTTGTAGATCGGGCTGATGATCGGCACTGGCAAGATGCCGGGTGTGTCGGTCGAGGTGACATTCGGTGCAGCTGCAACGATGCGCTGGTTGAACTCAGCGAACTCGGATCCGCCTGCAGCGAACTTGATCATGTATTCCGCAATAGTGGGAAGCTTGAACTCGCGCTTCGGTGCTGCGTACTGGATGGGTGCAGTGGGTACTGCTGCTTCTAGTGCTTCTGACATTTCATCCTCCTCGGATGGTTGGGTTGGGGTTGGTGTTTCTTCTTCTTCGTCGGGTGCTTCCTCTTCGGGTGAAGAGGCAGCGACTGAATAGACCTGCGCTGATTCGTAAGCTCCGACGGTGACAACCGACAGTTCTACGAACTTAGCCTCAGAGACCTCTAGAGTCCCGTCTGCGAGGCGCTTGAACTTGGTAGGCACTGCGCCAACGGAGACCGAATCTAGAGCGCCATCTGCCAAAAGAGCGAGGGCATCATCCGCAGCTCTCGTCGCACTCAGTTTTGCCACGAACATCATGCCTTCGGCGGTTGATACTCGCTCGGTGACTCGTCCGATGACGCGTGTCTCGTCGTGATATTCCAGAAGCTTCGGCATCGGGCCATCTTCGGGAAGTGAGCCTTCCAGAAAGACGACCGATTCTCCACCGGAGAGAGTCGCTTTGACATTCCACGGGACAGCGAGTCCTGTGATCTGGCGTGATGGTTCGCCATCGGCGGAAGCGTCAAGTGTTATCTGTTGAGCGGTAAGTCGAATCATGAGGGCATCTCCTGAGGTGTCCGCATGGAGGCAGGTTCTTCAATGTCTATCTCTGTGCGGTTCATTGCGACATCTTCTATCAGATCTTCGGTGTCAAATTCCACGAACCTATTACGAGGCAAAATGTCTGAGCCCGACAGCGTTTCTTGAATGGCATCCATGTAGAGCTTTGCGCCTAGTAAATAAAGATCCTGCTTGGCCTGAGTGGCGTTTGAATAATTGTAGCCAGAAATGCCGATTCCTAAAAGGTACGCAGGGACTCCGATTGCTCGAGACAGTTCGAGTGCGCTGAAGTTGCGAGCTTCAATGAGCTGGAGGCGACTTGGGTCGGTGTCGAATTGCTCATATTTTACGGCGCTATTTAATGCGCCAACAGCGTTAACGCGTCGCGCATTTGACCATGCTGCAGCGAGCTCACCAAGTGATTCAGCGTCAAGAGGTTCAGAGCTGTCGGTCTGCTGTAAGTATCCAGCGACGATCTCATTTGAGGCGAAGCGTTCAGCGGAGCGATCCAGCTTGATCGCTGTCTCTAGTACTCGGCGACCTGTCCAGAGGAACCCTTGAACGGGTGCGAGAAATTGGATGACATCTTGTGTCGGAATGTTGATCCCGTTGAATGTGATCTGGTTGGATTTTCCGAAGAACTGTGGGCCGGGCTGATCCAATGTGTCAACCATTTCGCAGGGCATCCACTGAAAAGCGAGAGGCCGTCCAGTAGCAGAGCTGCGTGAAGTCACATAGAGGAACGCTCGTCCGCGCATCATGAGATCCATGCACAGATTCGACATGACAAAGTTACGCGTCAGGGTTGGGTCTGGAGTGTCCATCCATGATTCGTTCTCAAGATAGATCTTCTCGTACCGTTCGCCGTTGAACTGTGTCGTGTAATGGCGGAGGGGAAGTGAGCCGACGAGAGAGATGATCATCTGTGTCGCTCGTGAAACTGTCGGAACGGACAGAGCCAATTCGGAAGCGGCCCCGACGGTGTAACTCCAAAATTGACCCAGCCCGCTCTGAGAGGCGCTACCTGCTGCAGCTTGAAGCGGTGCGTGCGCGAACGCTGGGGTCGCGTCCTGCTTCTTACTTCCGAAGAGTGCCATCGCTTGCGAGTCTCTCAAACTTGCAAGCGCGTGTCCACTAGGGTCAGCCGAAAGCCATCTGAGGTTTCGCTGATGCTCTCGGTCGTGATGTGAGCATGATTCCCCACACTGAACATCGGGCGAGCTCTATGGGGCCCGGACTCTTCTGCGAACTGAGCACTATCGCGCCTGCCGTTTTTACGGCGACGCTTCGAGCGAAGTGTTCTGAGAGTGCAAGGTCTCCAGTGTGGCGGACGCGATCCTCAACGATCATCGCACGAGCTGCACCTGTCCACTTGATCAGTTCCGCATAGCCCACGATCGTCATTCTTCGGCGAAGGTCTGGAGGGCAGTGGATCTCCAGCGATGGAGTGCAGGCGAGCTTGACTGACGCGTCCGACATTCGAGTCACGACTTCGGCCCACATCTGTTGGGCAGACTCCACGACAAACTCGGTCGTCACGATTACGCGCGTCCCGTCATACGCGCAACCGATCCCGACATAGCGTGATTCATCAACCGATGAGTCAATGACGAGCCACTGGATCGGAGGCATCGGATCCACAGTCTTCCGATCGTTCCACAAGTTAATCGGTAGGTACGAGTTAGTTGAATCCACCCACAGATTCAGGTGGCCTCGGATGAACGCTTGACGGTTCGGCGAGTCAAACGCAAGCTCTAGCGCCTTCATTGTGATCGTTGTACCAAGCGCAGGATTTGCCCAGCCCCAATACTGCCGATCCTCCAAACTCACTCCGGGCGGAAGTGACCATTCCGCAAAGTACAGCGAGCCAATTCGGCCTGAGTCAATTGCT